CTTACCCACAGTCAGTCAAAGATGTTAGATGAGCTAGTTCTCTACGGTGTCTTATCGACTCCTACGAGACTTCTAGTGTCGCTTTAAGTCCTATAGACTTACTGTGACTACATTCAACAGCTTGTGCTTTTGCTAACCTCTTTTAGAGGCCACAACTTCACAAGCCATTCTGGTATACTCTTACCAGTCTTAGTCCTTGGTACAGGACATTTTGCTCTTTTCTTAATTGAATTGAGCGTTTTTGCCAATCTATTCCGCAGCCTGGCCGCTGCTTACTATTAGATTTGACGATTTTGTATTGATCGTCTTAAGGCACAAATGCACCCCCTCAACTCCTCCGATGTAACCAGAGTACCCGGAACTCTAATTATAATTAAATCAAAGGATGCTTGAACAATCAAGTACCTCAACACTAAGGGGATGACTTCGATCTCCCCCACCCTAGGGACGCCTTCGGGTAGGACCTGTCCTATGGAGAGGCGTGGGCTTTTTACATATCCGTTATCTTAGAAGCGTAATGAACTTCGTTTTCCTTCGCGATAATTCGCGGGGATATTTACCGGTGAGTTTCTTGTTACCACGTTAGCTTTATCCATTATTTTAGCATATAGTATTTGGACGTATAGCTAGGCTAAAATCAGATTACTCTGTACTACGCCCCATCCGCAGATTTCTCCGGAAATTAATATGCAGTTGCATGTTAGTTTCTTGAGACCTGTTTGGGAGTGATAAAACCTCCCGCATGTTTCAAGAATCCAACATTGCCACCCTTCCTCCAATCGAGGAAGGCCAATGTTCTACCGCTCCAATTGCAAAGGAGTGTAACCCTAAAGTAAAGGGTATCCACCCCGTGAGAGAAGCTTGGATTCACGGCATTATTCTTCAATATGATGACCTTCTCCAGCACAATCTCACTCCAACAAGACAACAAACTGAACACTATTACCATGCACGTAAATTGCTTGGTGAATCCATCCGTAAACGTCTTGATCCAAAAATCCACGAAAGTTTGAAAGAATACAATTCTATCAACTTTACAAAGAAGCATGGTCCCAACTATGATGCCTCTTCTGGTAAGAAGCGCCGTCAAAATAAAACTGGCTATAAAAGCCGCATGTGTAAACCTCGTTCCAATGAATCTTTCTCTTTTGATGCCCGTATTCTCAAAGAAATATCCAATTTGTCCGAAATTCAAAAAGAAGAAGCAATGCCCTGGATCAATCTAATTGAATCTTTTGGCATCTTCTCCTATCAGGTTTACAATGCCCGCAATTTTGCCGACATTCTCGTTGCTTGCATCGCTTGTCTCAAGATGAATGTCAAAGACAAGTGCATAGCAGAAATGATTATGGACCTCACTTCTTCCTTTACTAACGAAGACTGCGACGCAGATTTTTCACAATTTCAAGACGCAGAAGAAGAACACATCCCTCGTGCATTTGAACATGAACCCACTCCATTTTTCTTGACTGATTTTTCAAAGAAGTTCTCAATACTTAAAAGGAACAAGAATTTGAATAATATCAATATAGTTATTTCCGGTTTTGCTTCAATGATTGTCTCAGAATTCAAGGGATACAAATGGACTCTTGGGACTTTCCAGATTCTCAAAGTCAACCCATGGTGCGATATGCGCGATTGCTCCGATTTCATGGAAGCAGTTATCAAAACGATTGATTACTTCTGGACCACTGGTTACAGATGCATCAAAGAAAGATCTCTTGAACCTCTTCTTTTCGAGGATCAGACGATTCAGCAATTTGAAACTGATTACACAGAAGTGATGACCCAAAAAGCACTTGCTGCTAATGGCAATCTCCCTGAAGCTGACAAACCTATTTTCCAGAATAAGGTACGTAAGCTAATTGAACAATGCAGAAGAATGAAAGCCATTTCTTATGATGGATGGCTTGGACATGAATTGCACCTAAAATTGGTTGAGCTTTCCAAAATTGACGAAAAGTTGATTCAATCCGAACGCTCTGCCACACTGCGCATAACACCTTTCGCCATAAGTCTTTTTGGTGATTCCTCAATTGGTAAATCTACTCTCACAACTCTTTTAACTAAGACTGCACTCAGTGCAATGGGTAGGATTTATGACCCTGAAAGATGTGTCCAACTCGACATGAAGTCAAGATTTGAAGATCAAGCTCGTTCTGATACAGATTCTATTGGCTTTGATGATGTTGCTAACCCCAGGTTCGGTACTGTTCAATTCAATCATACTGTACCAATGAAGAAGTATGTCAATCCCACTGAAGCCATTGCCGAAATGTCTGATGTCACTCAAAAGAGTCGCGTTCGCCCTCGTCCTCATTTCTGTTGGGCTACTACTAACAAAAAGACTATGGACTGTGAATTATATTCTAATTGTCCTGAATCTATTCTTCGATGTTTTCTGCATGTGACCATGGTTGTCAATGAGCCCTATAGAAAGAAAGACTCTGTAATGCTCAACAATAAACACCCAAATCTCTTACATCGTGATTTGCATTCTCCTCCGGATGATGTTTGGACTTTCACACTTGAAGAAGTCTTCACTTTCAAGAGAACCGATGGCACGACTGGATACAAATTCATCACCTATAAGGGTGTCACTCAAGACGGTAAACCTGTCGATTGTAGTGCAATGAAACTTTCCACCTTCCTCGAAGTTATTTCCACAGCCGCTGCTATTCACATGAAAGCTGAAACCGCCAATCTGCAATACAACAATTCTCTTGTCAAATTGAAGTTGTGTGCATGTGGTCTTCTTCCCGGCTTCTGTCGATGCAGTTCCACACCATTGTCACCTAAATGTAGTACGTGTAAAAGAACTCCTCTTATGTGCTTGTGTGCTCTCAAGGAAGCAGAGCGTATACTCAAAAAGAAGGAAGATGATACTGCCATTCCACGCTCTTTTGAAATTGACAAGGCTGTCACAGGCTTCGTTGGTCAAGTAGCCACCCAATATATTGGTAATTTCCTTTTGCTTGGTGGTCGCGAGATCCCGATGATCAAGAAGATGGCAACAAAGAAGTTGGCCCAAACTGCACAGAATATGTTGCTCGATAAGGCCACGCCTATCCTGCTCACAATTGTTCCTGATTTTGTTGTTCAGAACCCCAAAGTCCAAGCTTGCATCACACGTGCTTATGGTCGTCGCGTAACAAGGGATTTGAGCTGGCACGTTTCTTTCTTTTTCCGAATCATGTGGCTGTTACACATCATCCTCTTTTTCACTTTTCCCGTTGGACTTTTCGTCTCTTCACCAATTCATATGTTCATTAGTGCTTGTTTTTACATCTATAAACGTTGTTTGATCAATTCTATGTGGACTGAACTCAGTTCTAGACGAGACGCTCTTCCAAGTGCGATAGTTGCTTTCCGCGATTCGCGCTACGGAGTCTCAAGTGTTATTTTTGGAGTTGGTGCTGGGATTACACTTCTCAGGTTGTACAAAGATTACGGTAGACCTCGTTCAAGTGAAACGGACGAACTCTCCAAAGAGGCGATCGATGCACAACCTTCATGGCTTGACAATATGTTTGGTCATAAGAGCCTCAAAGTTACCACTTCTGATGCTTCGAAGACTGCGGTCCTTTCTCAAGTTGAACCCATTCTTGCCACCGCCTTATGGGGTGGCACATTCCACCGTAATGATGGCACAAAAGCGGTCACTTCAGTAGTTTGCCTCACCAAATACGTGGTTGTCTTCCCTCGACACAATTTTTACAAGGATGCCAACATGAAGACTGAACCGTATCCTTGCTTGACTGTTTCACTCCAACGCCACGATGACAACACACCCGGTGGCACCATCCGTCCCTTTATTGCGGAATTTGATAGCGTGTACCATTTCCCTGGTACTGATTTTGTGGCAGCATTTGTCCCCAATTGTCCCGACGCGAAAGATATCCGTAAGTGGTTACCTCTCGGATTGCCCACAGGTACGGCTGACATTAAAATCCTTTGGCGTTCTCACAAAACCAAACCCTTTGTCGAAAAGAGTTTGGCTACTTTTGGTACTCAAGCCCACACTCAAATGTCTTTCCCTGGTTGCTCTTTTGTTTCCAAGCATGAAGTCGCTACGCAAGGATCTTGTTCGTCAATGATTATTGGAGCAGGCAAACAGCCCGCTCTACTTGCACTTTTTCTTGGGAGTAAGAAAGAGAGAAACAAATTGAGTATCCATACTGGGAATTGGGATTGTGTTGCAGGCACTATAACACGTGCTCAGAGCGATGCAGCTTTTGCCTATCTCCAGTCCAAATTTCCACTTGGAGCTAGTGGGGGCACTCTCCCAAAAACTCAGTATGGAATTGAGGTTCTTAAAACTCCGAGATCTCACGAGAAAGCCCATGCCGGCACTTTTGATGCTACTGCCGGTTTTGAGATTTATGGTAGCACCGCCGTTCGCGCTCAGACCAAATCGCGCGTTATCGACAGTCCTCTCAAACCCTTTGTCAAAGAAATTTTTAAACCAAAAGTTGACTTTGGTCCACCTCAGATGAACCCCAATTGGGTGCCATACAACACTGCTCTTGACCATGCTGCCAAACCAGAAATGATCTATCCACCAATTTTGCTCAAGAAAGCAAGGGAAGATTGGATTCGTCCTCTTCTTCCTCTTGTTGATAAGCATATTGCTTCAGAAGGTGAAGTTTTCAGAAAACTCACTCTCAAAGAAGGGATCATTGGAGTTCCTGGGAAACGTTTCCTAGATCCACTTGATATGAGTACCAGCATGGGTTTTCCTGTGCTCGGTCCAAAAAGACCTTGGTTTGAAGAAATTGTCAATGATGATGGGATTCTCGTGGATAGGATTCCCGATGCCTCCATAATAGAGGAGATGAAAAGAATCGAAACTTGTTACGATAAGGGTGAACGTGCATATCCCGTGATGCGTGCTTGTCTTAAGGACGAACCCACGCCCATTGGCAAAGAGAAAGTTCGGGTTTTCCAATCATGCCCTATAGCCTTTTCAATTTTGGTCAGGCAGTATTTCCTTCCCATCATCCGATTTATCGGTTGTCATCCGAGGGAGACTGAATGTGCAGTTGGCATAAATTGCTTTAGTCCACAATGGAACGAGCTAATGACATACGCAGAAAGGTTTGGAGTCGAGCGCACTTTGGCTTTTGATTATTCAAAATATGATCTCACATGCTGTTCTCAGATCACTGGCGAAACTTTATCAGCAATGATCGAACTCGCCAAGCGAGGTGGTTACCCTCCTCAACACGTTTCCAGAATGTTGTGCATGATCTCCGATATCGTGCACCCAATGATCGACTGGAACGGGACCTTGATCCAGTTTTTCAGTATGGTTATTTCTGGTATCAACCTTACAGTGCAAATGAATTCCATAGCAAATTCTTTTTATCTGAGAATGCATTTTTTCAGTATTTATCCGAAAGCAATGGATTTTAGAAATGCACAGGCTGTTACCACATATGGCGATGATGGTTATGGCACAATCAATGAGGAATATCCCCTCATCACTTTCACAAGCTATCAAAAATGGCTCGCCAAATTCGGGAAGAAAATAACTCCTCCCGATAAAAACGCTGCTGCCACGGACTACATGCCTGGCGCAGATTTTCTCAAAAGGAAATCCGCATATATTCTGGAGATTGGCACCAGGATAGGATCCCTTGATGAGGATAGTCTCTACAAAAGTATCATGTGCAACCTTGAATCTAAAGTGGAGACACCGGAAGACGTAGCACGTTCTTCCATTGCTAGTGTCATGCATGAAGCGTTTGCGTTTGGTCGTGAGCGCTATAATTGGTGGCAAGCAAACCTACAAGAAGTATGCACTCGTGCAGACATTCTTTGCCCTATCCTCGACATAACTTTTGATGAACGTGTCGAGGCATGGAAAGACAAATACGGTTCATCAGTGGGATCCGACCCATAAACAAACGAGAATTACCTTTCCCAAATAAGCGTACTGAAACTCCGCAAATAATAGAGATTCTTCGTACTGCAGCGAGCAATATCTCGTTAGAGTTGGATGACTCGTCCCCTTTTATACATACATTAATTACATTATATTTTACATATCAACGTCTCGCAGAAGAGACAGATGCATATATTACATCACCAGATTACTTTGATTCCTTTGGGTCGCTCTTAGTTCTTTGTTCGCACCACAGCCTTCCAGCCTACCGTGCTTTTCCTTCAGACCCAAAACAACCCGTTCACCACTTATTGAACGAATATATTCCACGCTCTCAAGAGGTGGAAACAGCAAACTACGTTGATGAAATGCAAGGTTATGTCAACTCAGTTGATGATGCCTATGATTCTGTACGTTTAGCTGCAACTGCCACCGATGTTCCTCTGGCCAATTTCTTATCTCGACCAGTCAAAATCAACGAATTTATCTGGAATATCGATACGCCTGTCACAGGACTTTTCTACCCTTGGGATCTCTTTTTTAGGAATGCCCGTGTTTCAAATAGATTGTCCAATTTTCGTCTTTTACAGGCCAAGTTGCATGTCAAATTTGTTATCAATGGTACCCCATTTCACTATGGGCGTCTCTTAGCATCTTATTATCCTATGAATGGTTATGACGATACTTTGAACACAACTTTCAATGATGCCGATTTAGTTCTCCATACTCAGCGCATGCACGTTCTCCTTAATCCTTCTGAGAATGAGGGTGGCGAATTAGTTCTTCCCATGTTTTGGTGGAGAAATGCACTATCGACCACAGCAGAGGTTGGCGAACCTACCGACTTCGAAAAGATTGGTGGTATTTTACTTCAAGTTATGAACCCACTCTTACATGCTAATGGTGGTACGGATCCGGTTCACGTTTCTGTATTCGCCTGGGCTGAAGACGTTCGGATGGATGTTCCAACACAAACCAACATGTCAGGTTTACAACCTCAATCTTTCGAGGAATGTGCACCACGAGCAGACGAATATTCTAAAGGTCCAGTTTCTGGTGTTGCTAGTGCTATTGCTAATGCAGCAGGAAAACTCAAAACCATTCCCTATATTGGTCCTTATGCTACTGCTACTCAAATAGGAATGCAAGCAGCTGGGAAAATAGCCAGTCTTTTCGGTTATTCTCGGCCAACAATGCTTGAGTACCAGCAATTTAGACCTTTACCAAAGGGCAATTTAGCCATCACCAATTTGCATGATGACACAACCAAACTATCTATGGATGCAAAACAAGAAATTACTATTGATCCTAGGATTTTTGGTGGTACTGCTGGTGGTGATGAAATGGAAATTCTTAAGATTGCCCAGGTTGAGAGTTACCTCGCCCAATTTCCATGGACGAATGCAACGCCTCAAGAGGAGAAATTGTTTTCTTGTATGGTTGACCCTAGTTTAGGAATTCTTTCCACAGTTCCTTCTGGTTTCGTAGCCATGCCTGCTATTACATATGCTGCTACCCCTTTTAAATATTGGAGAGGTGGTATAAAATTTCGCTTTCAAGTTGTATGTAGCCGTTATCATAAGGGAAGGATTAAAATTGTCTATGATCCTGTCTCATCATCTGATGAGGCTGATTACAATACAGCTTTCACTTCTATTGTGGATATTTCAGATACCACCGATTTTGAAATTGTTTGTGGTTGGGGTCAAACTACTACATATAGAGAAGTCCATCCTTTGACTCTCCTTAATCCTCCTTATGCAATTGGTACTGATTCTTTGTTTTACGATTCAGACACCGATACCTTTGGTAATGGGACTATTTCTGTCTACTGTGTCAACGACATTACCAGCCCTGCTGCTGACACAAATGTTTCTGTTAATGTTTATGTCTCTGCAGCATCTGATTTCGAAGTTGCTGTACCTGATGCAACTTATGTTTCCCGTTTGCGTGTGCAAAACGAAATTACCGTTGACCCTTATGTTGTTGCAGCTGCTGCTGCTCCAATTGAGGAATTGCCTACTCCAAAATCTGAGGAAACGTCCACACCTGCCACACAAGAAATTACAGATCCTACTTCAGCACCTGTAGTCAAAACTGCAAGTCACTTGATTCCTATTACTGATAGTGCAAACTTGGTACATTTTGGTGAGTCTATTCGTTCTTTCAGGCAATTGATAAAGAGGTACATGCTTCACGAGCAAACTCCTCTTCCTAGTCCCCTGATTGCGACTCCTACTTTTACTCAGCTGCAACGCACAAGTCTTCCTTTTGTGCCCGGTTATACAAGCAGTGGAACTCAAACCTCCGAGCAAGTTCCAGTTGGAGTAACAATACCAGCTGGGGTTGCCGGTTATGCTTATGGAAACATGACGTACTTGCGATATCTTACTCTTGGTTTCGCTGGTTGGCGTGGTGGTATACGCTATATCGTCGATTTCTCTAATACTCCTTGCTGTACTCTTGGTGCAGTTAAGGCTACTAGGTACACTTCTTGTGTGCCTGAGAATGTCACTACCGGCAAAATGACTCAAGACACTCCTTCTGGTAGAGCCCAGACCATACGTCTCAATAAAGAAACTACTGGTGGTGAAGGTATCGTCATGTGTTCCCCTAGAGTCAATCCTGTCATGTCTTTCGAATTGCCTTTTTATTCGCAATATCGTTTCATGCCCTCTAGGATGTTAGACTACTTTGGTGGTTCTGACCCAGCAAGTGGCGTACAATTACCACAACCATGTTGGAAGTTAGCTTTCAACCAATTTCGTAGCACAGGTAATACATCCGAAACAGCAGCCCTTGATATGGCAACAATTGATATTTACACAGCAGCAGCCGAAGATTTTAACGTCGGCTGGTATCAAGGCCCACCACTATTTTGGTTGGAACCTGCTCCCC